CCTTTAAAGCGTCTGAGTTTGCCGATGTATTTACTCGGGCCATATTGCTGATTGTAAAAGCCATGATTAAACCCCTTAAACCGTGTAGTCAATTTGAACGAGTCCGCGTGGGTCAATAACTCCTGCCCCTGCTTCCATCCACATGTTGATTAAGAAAGATGTTTTAACATTTTCCCATGAGATATCGCCACCTAGTCGCTCGCTTGATGCATAACCAACAGCCATTTCATTCATCATGTAAGCTTGGCCAGAAGTTAAACCACCTTCGTTCATGTCAGGCATAACAATGATGTTGATACCCAGTAACGTCATACCGTTTAAGCCGTCAGACTCAAGCGCTTTACGATTAACAAAGTCGGAATTGATAAGCTCGTTTTCGTTCAACAAGTCTTCCTCGGCTTCACTATCGATAAGCAGTGTACGCTTACCCATGTTAGCAGAACGCTTACGCATGAACTTGTGAGCTTCACGAAGTTTAGCGTAGGTGAACCCAGTTGAACCACCATCAGCAACCAACGCACCTTGCGTGGTAGATGGTGTTGCGTTGTAGGTTAAAGCTTCAACGATGTCGATGATGATTTGGTCAGTACGTCGTCCGATAGCCCAGGCAGCCATCTTTGAGTATTCTTGAACTGCATTAACAGCAAGTTTATTTTTGAAACTTCGGTCAGCATATTCAGATGCATACCAATCTTCCAACGCAACACTGACATCTCTGTTAGAGATGTTCATTGGTGTTACATCATCTTGAGCTGCTTTTTGGTTAGCCATACCTTCACCGAATACAGGGAAATGGACGTTAGCGCCCTTTGTTCCCGTCTTGGTACGGATAGCATTTTCAAGTAAGAAGCCTTCAGATTGAAAATCTGCGTGGGCATCACTTAGGAATTGGTCAATCTCAATGGCCGATAAATTTAATGACATGGTGTTCCCCTAATAATTAATAAAATATTTATTTAATCATCAAGGTATCCATGCCATTGACCGGGCTTCGATGCTTCTGAAGGTATCCAGTGTAACTCGGGCTTGTAATTATCTGTAATGATAACTCAACCGGTTATAAATTGTAACCGACTGAACTAACCTTTACCCAATCACCAACATATTTTAAATTATCAGGCATGGAGAACTGAGGATTGTTTTTGTAGTAAGAATAATTTTGTTGATCTTGTATGGGAGGATCCTTTTCTTTAAGTTTTAAAGAACAAGACGTTTTATTGTGCGCCACCATGGCGTAGCTGTTCAACTTTTGAGGACACAATGGCGTAGCTGTTGAAGTATTTGCCAGAATAATAGTTGAACTATATGGCGCAGTTGTTAAATTCTTATACAGAATTGACCCGCGCTTGAATCTTCGGTTGTTTGCCATCCCTAATCGCTTAATTAATCTTAGGTATTCTAGACGTGACAATACTCTAACAATGGTTCGCTTACTGTATCCGGTAAGTTCGGACAAGGATGTTGTTGAAAAAGGAAAGGGTTTGTCGTTTCTTATCAGGAAGCCAAGCAGTCGCTGAAACACAACACGCTGCGTCGGCGTAAGCTTTAATCTCTTGTATGCTTTTTTGTAAACCTGCCCGTTAAAAGAGCTTTGTTTCTTGGTGTGCATGAGGTATAATGATCCTGTAGTTGAATCCTACGAATTCAAAACCCACATATGAGTTTGCCGCTCAGTGGGTTTTTCTTTTTCTAAATCATATCACATCACAAACTATTTACCCCTAAGCTCTCTCGTCCTAGAATCTCTAAACCTTTGAGCTAATTCATTCTCATAATTACTATCAGTAACGCGAAGCTTCTGTTTAACTTCACGACGGTATTTAATCTTGTCGTTCTCAACTTCTCTAGATGATTCAAACCTAACGGCATCACCTGCTGTAGAGCTTGGAACGCTGGTAGTAGGGGCAGCCATCAAGCGAAGGTGATTAAATAATTTGAAGTCAGCGGAACTCATCAGCCAGTTGTTTTGAACCTGGGTTCTTTCTTCCGAGGTTAAGTTATCTTGCATCCATTTATCGACAGCATTGTAAGTTGCCGCATCATTTTCAGTTAACTCTTTCTTTAAATCTTCCTCGAACGTCTTCATCATGTTGACGTTTGCTTCTTGGTATTGCTTGACAAGGTTAGTGAATCCCTCTTGTGACAAACCAATGTCTTTTAAGGCTGGCATAAGGTTAGCGACAAGCGGGTCGTCTTTGGCTACACCCTCTAAACCTTCGATGCTGTAGTCTTCGGTAGGTGCACCCCAGTTCTTTCCCATCTTCTTTTGTAACTCAAAAGCAGACTTCGCTTGCTCTTCGATAGATTTGTACTTGTCTTTCATGAACCATTCAGGATGATCAGGCTCTTCAGTTACTACTTCCGGTGTAGTTTCTTCGGTGACAGCCTCTTGCGTAGTCTCGCTTGTCTCTGGTTGCTGCGCTTGTGTATCATGTGATACCTCTTGTGCAGTTTCCTGTGAGGTTACTGGGTCAATTGCAGTCTCTTGTGCTTGAGCTTCGGTTGCTTCTTCAGACATTACCTTCTTCTCCAAGAATGCATAAGGATTTTATTGCAAACTGCAATCCAGTTTCTAAGTGTGTTCTAGCTAAAGCAACAGTTCTTAACCCTGCTGGCTTTTTCATTTCAGAAAGGCTGTCTGCAATTATCTTAAGGCGATTGTCAATTGCAATAAATTCAGACCTTAAGACCGTCATCTCTTGAATGGTTAAAGGGTTAATGTTTTCAATAAAATCTAATCTGATATCTAGTGCCATTTAAATCTTCCTCTTATGCTGTTTAGGATTGACTGATTCATTCATTGCGCACTGGATGCCGTTCGTAAATGAACGAATCATTTCATTCTTTCCTTCATTGAAATAAGCCCACGATGAATCTTGACCAGGAAAAGCTACAGGACTTCTAAAGTACTTAAGCTCAAGATGTTCTAGCAGTTCTTTTCCTTCAGGGTTCTTATAAAATACGTCATAACATAACTGATTAAATTTACTCTGCCAGCTTAACTCAAGCTTCAGTTGCTCATTAGCCATTGATGTCTACCCCTGCATCTTGCGCTATCTGTTGCCCTGCCTGACCTGCTGCCTGCTCTAACTGCTCAAGCTCCGCTTTAGTTTTGATGTTATGCATATCAACCCCTTGGTTTTGCGCAAGAGACTGAGCAACACTCACTGCATTCAATGACGCTGTTGCCGCTTCAGGGCCGACAAGCGACGCGTAAGCTTGATAGAAGCCAAGCAAGTTCTCAGTTTTAATCCTTCCTTGCGAAGTCATCAGTGGCGTCTCAAACGAAATACTTAAGAGCTGGCCATCTACTGTTAGCAACTGCTCTCGAATTGCAGGGTCGATACCATCAAACGTTTCAGGAAGAACCTTGTTAATAATCCAAAGTGTTCTCTGAATAACTGGGGTGAAAAATTCATTTTGCAACCGTGGAACCATCGCCGAGAAGCTTTCAAGATTTTCCCTGAACCTTATTTCAGATTCGGTTGCTGTTCTATCGGGAGCTGATACAGCTCCAAGTGGGAAGGCAAAAAGTAAATCATTAATCTGCTGCCGGAAGTCATTAATCAACAAGGATGAGAACTGAATATTACCGCCGCCTGGGAACTGCTGGATAGGCCATTGACCCATGGTCATCTGAACAGGGATAATGCTTCCTGGTCTTGGCTCAAAAGTTTCTGAATTAAACGCCGAGTCACTTGAAGCCATGTACATAGGGTTGGCTGTAAATGTACACAACCCACGGCCATGATGGGCTTGATTCTTCTAGAAGAACATCTTTCGCATCAGTAAGTACAACGTACTTGTAACGATTCTTATCATCCGCTTCATGGTCAATCCAAGCTGCCTCCCAAAGGTTAATTTTTTGGTCTGGTTCTTTGTGCAGCTTATCGATGTCTGCGTTTGGCCACATGGTTTTGATGTTTTCAACTCTTACACCCATCCAATCTCTGAACACAGCATCAATACCACCCTCGGCATTGCCCTCAAGCATCACATGACTTGCCGGAACAGCTTCAAACTTTAATGGATTCTTGCGTGTGCCTTCGTTGATTGCAATAGTTCCCGTTGATATGAGTACATCGCTTAGGCTCTCGCTAACAGCAAGATAAAAGTTGGAGCGGTTCAGAATCTTAAAGAACTGGTCGGTCATCTTTTGAGTGGCTTCAAGTGCTTGTTGATACAAGTCACCATCTTCAGGCCCAAAGTTATCACCTGGCTTGAACTTCATCCACTGTTGGCCTTGGGGAACCATGCCCATCAGCATCTTATCAGCAAGCTTTTTGTGTGCGATGGGTAGTGTTAAGTCGTAGATGTCGCCGTTGTATTCTGTGCCTTTGGATACACTGCCACCTAGCCCACCATTCTCAAAAGGATTAAAGTTTGGCGTTGCATAATGATAAGCAGTTTCTAGGAGGCTTCGCCATTGGTCAAGGTCGCCCTTAGCATTATTCCTACGCTTTGTAATGCGGTCTACGTCAAGCTTAGGTTTATTCTTCTCGCGAACCTCGTCAAACATCTTTGAGTTATCGCGCTTGTTAAGCATCTTTCCGATATCAGTCATTAGCCTAGTACCTCAGTTCCGCCGAGCGCTGAACTCTGAGGGTTACTTGCAAAGAATCCACCACCAGCCGAGCGCAATGAACGAAACAACAAACGCTCCGAGCGCTTTTGGTCTCTTACTTTTTGTTGTTGAATCACTTGGGTTTTTGCGGCTAGGTCGCGCCTATCTGACGCATCCTGGTTGGCT